ATCATAACTAACAAACGAAAGGAATACAGTTATGCAACCATTAAGAAAAGACCACGTTGACAGGTGGAGTGAGTTTGTACGAGATGAATTCGGAATTGCTTTTAATAGAGCAGAAGAAGAAATCGAGGTACAAGCGCAAGAGAAAGTTGAAGAAGTTGGTAAAGATTTTGCCAAAGAACTTAAACTTAATCTTAAAATAAAAGAGTTGGATAAAAGCGTAAATGCGTTGAGAGATTTCCAAGATAAGAAACAATCTATGGAAAATGATTTATGTTATAAAGCTCAAAAAATCGCTGATGAAATTTCAGAGATTTATAACAATAGTAAAAAAAGACGTAAATGGGATATGAATAACATCTCTATTGATATTAAAGATGATAACGATCCTGTTGAATATATAACAAAGCGAATTAAAAAGGCTTGTTATGAGGAAGCAAAACGTCATTTTACAGCGAAGCATAAGTTGTATCATGCTTTAGATCAAAAACGTAAAAAGTGTTTGAATATACTTTATACAGGTAGCCATATTCAACCGACTTTGAGCGAGTTATCTAAAGAAATGAAAACCGCTAACATTCAATTAGATTTACCTAATTCATTATTAGCTTTACCAAGTGGAGCAAAATAATGATTAGAGCAATTCTTTTTGCACTTAACTTTGTAATGATCTTTTTAGGTGTAGTGTTAGCAATATACTTTGATTTGTATATTGGTTTATCAGTAATAGCTTTATTTACTTTCAAATTCTTTTTGCAGTTGCCAAGTACTGAGAGCAATAGAAAACTAGATGAAAGTTTTAAGAGAGCAAAACAAATGGAGTTTAAATTTGATAAGTAAATAATAACTTGTGACGTGTGATTAACACACACACGTCACACTAGAAAAAATAGAGAAGAGCATGTGGGCGGGGCCCACCCTAAAAAAAGAAAAAAATGTGTTGCATAAAAGACACACTTTAAAAAAAATGTGGATAACTTTAATTTAATATTGGACATTATAGGATAAATAAAATAAACTCTTTTTATTAACTTAACGAAAGGAATACAATGTTAATAGTACACTACGAAAACTTGAAACACTTTAACAAAGGTTTCACAAAAGTTGATCACAGAAAACAAGCCGACACTTTGGGTTGGTTGTTAATGTCAGTCGGTGTTTCTGAAATTACAGATAAGACTGTTGAAGAAATACTTTTCAGAACTAAATTTTTAGATTTCTGTTGGGGCGGTCGATCTTACTTTGTTGGTGACCCAAGTATCTCAGATCTTAGACAACTATTAAAAAACCATATTGGTTTAAAAATAGAAATAACTAATCGAGGTATGAAAGACATAAACACAAGACGTAAGTTTATGGTCAATCAATTACAAACTTTAGAGGAGAATGTTTTGAAAGAAATTAATAAATAGTTTCGTTAAGAAATAGCCCATGCAGTTTTTGCATGGGCTATCCTACATTATCCTATGCACAAACTGCATACCTCTCCAGGTTGTATATAGAGAAGAGCATGTGGGCGGGACCCACCCAGGCGCGCTTCGCGCGCTTTAAAAGGGGACCCTAAAGGAATTACTTTCGAACTTGCATGATTTATTATTTATCGAATACCCCTTAGTTTTGTAGGGGTCCCAGACCTACCCTATATTGTTTGATTTGGATAGTTAATCATGTATAATACTTTACCACCCATATTGAAATATATGCTAACTGTTGAAGATATTAATAAAATAGAAGATCCTATTGAGCGAAGAAAGCTCAAGATACAGATTATACAACGGCATCAAAGAAAAGAACTTAAACAAGTTAAAACTAATTTTTTATCTTTTGTAAAAAAGATGTGGCCAGATTTTATAGAGGGGTCCCATCACAAAGAAATCTCAGATAAATTTAATAGATTAGCAACTGGAGATTTGACCCGTCTAATTATAAACATGCCCCCTAGGCATACTAAATCAGAATTTGCGTCGTTCTTTCTTCCTGCTTGGATGATCGGACAAAACCCTAAATTAAAAATAATTCAAGCAACTCACACAGCAGAGCTTGCTGTAAATTTTGGTCGTAAAGCAAAACATTTAATTGACTCAGAAGAGTATCAACAAATTTTTAAAACAAGACTCCAAGAAGATAGTAAAGCTGCAGGACGTTGGAATACATCTGATGGCGGTGAATACTTTGCAGTCGGTGTCCAAGGTGCGGTGACCGGGAGAGGTGCTGATCTACTTATCATTGATGATCCACATTCAGAGCAAGATGTAAACTCACCATCGGCATTTGATAATGCATATGAGTGGTATACTAGTGGACCACGGCAAAGGCTTCAACCAGGAGGTCGTATTGTTTTAGTTATGACTAGATGGTCTACAAAAGATTTAACACAAAGATTATTAAATGCACAAAGCAACGAGAACGCGGATCAATGGGAAGTCGTAGAGTTTCCAGCGATCATGCCGTCCGGTGAACCTGTGTGGCCAGAGTATTGGAGCAAAGAAGATTTAGCTTCTGTTAAAGCATCAGCGGGTGTTGCAAAATGGAACGCGCAATACATGCAAAATCCAACTTCAGAAGAAGGAGCTCTTATTAAACGTGAGTGGTGGAAAAATTGGGAATCAGAACACATGCCTGTTATCGAACACACTATTCAAAGTTATGACACAGCTTATCTTAAAAAAGAAACTGCTGACTACAGTGCGATCACTACTTGGGGAGTTTTTCGTCCTAATGAAGATTCGCCTCGTCAATTAATATTATTAGATTCTTATAAAGAACGTTTAGAGTTTCCAGAGTTACGTCGTGTTGCATTAGAACAATATAGGTATTGGAATCCTGAAACAGTAATCATTGAAGCAAAAGCATCGGGGCTACCTTTAATGTATGAGCTTAGACAGATGGGAATTCCTGCAATGAATTTTACACCAAGTAAAGGTCAAGATAAAATTGCAAGAGTTAATGCAGTGTCTCCACTTTTTGAAGCTGGACAAATTTGGGCTCCTCTCGATCAAGAGTTTGCTCAAGAACTTGTTGAAGAGTGTGCAGCGTTTCCTTATGGTGATCATGACGATTTAGTTGACAGCACAACACAGGCTCTGTTAAGATACAGACAAGGCGGATTTATAGATCACCCAGAAGATTACAAAGAAGAAGATCAACCCAAAAAGAAAAAGAAATTTTATTGGTAATGACGTTTGTATTTAAGCACCCTAGTAAGTATGTAAAAAATCCTACTCTTGTTAAAAACATGAAACATGTAAAACGAGATCAAATACCGCCATTAAGTGGCCCCAACCCACAAGGCTTGATTAATGAATCAAAAGCATATAAACAAGATAAATTGGAGAAAATAAATGGCAGAAATAGACAAAGCTTTAACCGAAATACGAAAAAAGGTTGAGATAGCAGGGCCCGAAGAACAAGTCGAGGTTCAAGAAGAAATTAACGAATCATTACCTAATGCTGGTGAAACAGAAATTACTCCCACTGAAGATGGCGGCGTAGAAATTAATTTTGAACCTGGAGCATTTAACCAAGCACAAAGTGAAAATCACTTTGATAATTTAGCTGAGTTATTACCAGAGGAAATATTAGGTCCTCTAGGTTCAGAATTAAATCAAAATTATATGGACTACAAAGAGTCTCGTAAAGAATGGGAACACACTTACATAACTGGTTTAGATCTTTTAGGATTTAAATACGAAGATAGAACAGAACCTTTTTCTGGAGCTGCAGGTGCTACACACCCAGTTCTTGCAGAAGCTGTTACACAGTTTCAAGCATTAGCATACAAAGAATTATTACCAGCAGATGGACCTATCAGAACTCAGATCATGGGTGCACCATCTCCTGAAAAAGAAATGCAATCAACTAGAGTAAAAGATTTTATGAATTGGCAGTTGATGGATCAGATGAAGGAATACGAACCTGAATTCGATCAATTGTTATTTTACCTCCCTCTTGCTGGATCTGCCTTTAAGAAAGTTTATTATGATGATCTTTTAGGCAGAGCAGTTTCTAAATTTGTACCTGCAGAAGATTTGGTTGTACCTTACTCTGCAACATCTTTAGAAGATGCAACGGCCGTGGTTCACGTTATTAAAACCAAAGAGAATGATTTAAGAAAACAACAAGTAAATGGTTTTTACAGAGACGTAGATATTGGTGAACCTGCTGATACTGAATCTGATTTAGAAAGAAAAGAACGAGAGTTAGAAGGAATTACAAAAACACAAAATGAAGATATCTACAATATTTTAGAATTTCATGTTGATTTAGATTTAGAAGGGTTCGAGGACCGAGGACAAGATGGTCAACCTACTGGAATTAAATTACCATACATTGTAACAATTGAAGAATCATCAAGAGAAGTATTATCCATCAGAAGAAATTATGAAATTAATGATCCACAAAAAAAGAAAATTTCTTACTTCGTACATTTTAAATTTTTACCTGGTTTAGGTTTTTATGGTTTTGGTTTAATCCACATGATTGGTGGACTATCAAGAACAGCAACAGCTGCATTAAGATCTTTACTAGATGCTGGTACCCTCTCCAATTTGCCAGCAGGATTTAAGATGCGCGGCATTCGAATTAGAGATGACGCGCAATCTATTACTCCAGGTGAATTTAGAGATGTGGATGCTCCAGGTGGAAATATTAAAGATGCCTTTATGGCGTTACCATTCAAAGAGCCTTCACAAACTTTGTTACAGCTTATGGGTGTCGTTGTATCAGCCGGGCAAAGATTTGCTTCGATAGCTGACCTTCAAGTAGGTGACGGGAATCAACAAGCAGCAGTGGGAACGACAGTAGCTTTGTTGGAGCGAGGAAGCAGAACAATGTCTGCGATTCACAAAAGAATTTATGTGAGTCTTAAGAATGAGTTTAAAATGCTTGCTCGAGTATTTAAATTATATCTACCGCAAGAGTATCCTTATGATGTTGTAGGTGGTCAAAGATTTATTAAGAAACAAGACTTTGATGATAGAATTGATATTTTACCAATTGCTGATCCTAATATATTTTCTCAAACACAAAGAATATCAATTGCTCAAGCTGAATTACAGTTAGCACAATCAAATCCCCAAATGCATAATTTGTATAATGCATATCGTGCAATGTACGAAGCATTAGGTGTAAAAAATATTGATATGGTTTTAAAACCTGTTCCAAAACCTGTTCCAATGGACCCAAGTGTTGAAGCAATACAAGCTTTAGGTGGACAACCTTTTCAAGCATTTAAAGGACAAGATCATCAGGCCCATATTACAGCTCATTTAAACTTTATGTCGTCTGCGTTAGCTAGAGGAAACCCAATGGTAACTGCTGCAATGCAAAAAAATATTTTTGAACACATAAGTTTGATGGCATTAGAGCAAGTTGAAGTAGAATTTAAAGATCAAATTTTAGTAATGCAACAAATGCAACAACAAATGCAAGCAAATCCTGCTTTAGCACAAGATCCACAGATGCAACAGCAGATGATGGCGGTCAATATGCAGATAGAGTCTAGAAAAGCCGTTTTAATTGCAGAAATGTTTGAAGATTTTGCTAAAGAAGAAACTCAGTTAATGGGTGAATACGGAAATGACCCAATTGCTAAGTTAAAAGCTAGAGAATTGGACATCAGAGCCCAAGATGACTTCGTAAAAGCACAACAATCTCAAGAAAAATTAAATCTTGACCGAATGAAAGCGTTTATGAACCAACAAAACAAGGATGAAAAGCTTGAACAAAACGAAGAGCTTGCAGAACTACGTGCTGCAACTTCCCTTGCTAAACAAGAAATGGCTAACCGAAGTAAAATTCACGATTTTGGTAGAAATTTTAAGAAAAAATAATTATAACAGCTTAAGGAGAAAAATATGGCAGATTTAAAAAATAAACTTTCTTATGGTAGAAAAGGAACTGTTGCTTCTTCTAATGCAACTGGTGGTGTAGAGATTGCAACTCCAGAAATTAGAACTGAAACAGACCCAAGATCTACTATTCTTACAAACCAAGACAGAGTATTCAACAAAATAGGTGTTGGAGATACTGTTGAAGTTAGAGGAACTAGAAGAATGTTAAAATCTAAAAGTAAAAAAGCAACTTGGTATTAAGCTATGTGGTTTCAGGCAATTAAATTAGCCGTCTCTGCTGGAAGTAAAATATATGCCAACAAGCAGAAGGCCAAAATGGCTATGTCAGATGCACAATTGTTGCATGCTGAAAAGCAGGCTCGTGGTGAGGAAGCTTACCAGGGAAAACTTTTAGAAGCCCGTCAAGCAGATTATAAGGACGAGGCCGTTTTGATAATTTTGTCGGCGCCCATAGCGGTGCTGGCTTGGGCAGTCGTAAGTGACGATCCGGCTGCAATGGACAAAGTAAATATTTTCTTTGACCACTTCGCGTCATTGCCGTCATGGTTTACAAATTTGTGGATCCTTGTCGTGGCGAGCATTTACGGAATCAAGGGAACACAAATATTTAAACAACACGGAGGAAAAAAGTAATGCCAAATAGATACTTTAATAAACAAGTTGCTAATTCTAGATCTGCTATGAAAGTAGGTGGAAGAGCAATGAAAATGGGTGGTGGAAAAATGTCTACTGCTAGAAAAGACATGGAGTCTGGTTACTACAAAGATGACATGGGAATGAAAGGCGGAGCTATGTATAAAAAAGGTGGCAAAGTCGGTAAGAAAAAACAAGGTTACAAAGCTAGAAAAGATGAATCTATAGCTATGAGAATTAGAAAAAAAAGAACTAAGAAGCAATTAAAAGCTTCAAGAGATGATTCTTATGGAAAATTCGGAAGCAAAGCTAAAAAATCTGGAAAAATAAATAAATAGTTATGAAAAAGAAAATACCTGCTGGTAAAAAAGGCAAAGGCTTAAGAAAACTAAAAAAAGTAGCACCACAAGTTGCAAAACGAATGGGTTACAAAAAGGGAAGAAGGGCACACTAAATGGCAAAACTATGTCCTAGAGGTAAGGCCGCAGCAAAGCGAAAATTTAAAGTGTACCCGTCAGCATATGCTAACATGTATGCTTCTGCAGTTTGTTCAGGTAAAGTTACTCCTGGTGGCAAAAAGAAGAAGCGTAAAAAAATGAACATGGGTGGTATTGTTGACGAGGACATGACTACAATCGTTGAACTGTAATGGCTGAAAAAGGATTACGATCATGGGTAAAAGAGAATTGGGTCGATATTGCAAACAAGCGGCCGGATGGTTCGTACCCGAAGTGTGGAAGAAGTGGTGGCGAAAAAAGAAAAAAATATCCAAAATGCGTGCCCATTGCAAAAGCAAGAGCGATGAGCAAAGGGCAACGTGCGGGTGCCGTAAGAAGAAAACAAGCAAAAGCGAATACAGGCCCTACACCTAGTAGAGCTGCAACATTTGCTAAGAGAGATAGAAAAGCAATTGGAGGGATAATATGAAAATGCCAAATACAAAATATACTGGTAGTTTTATAAAAGGTGGTCCTGGAGAAAATCAAAGTTATAAAAAATATTACGGTAAGATGCTTCAAGGTTTTAAAAGAGGTGGTGACGTAATGCCTAAAAGAAATAAAAAAAATTTTAGACCTACAGAAAAAGGTGCGGGCATGACCCAAGCCGGTGTTAAAGCATATCGAAGAGCAAACCCTGGTTCTAAATTAAAAACAGCGGTAACTGGTAAAGTTAAACCTGGATCAAAAGCTGCTAATAGACGTAAGTCATATTGTGCAAGAAGTGCAGGGCAAATGAAAAAATTTCCTAAAGCTGCTAAAGATCCTAATTCTAGACTACGTCAGGCTAGAAGAAGATGGAAATGTTAAATGGCTGGGATAGAAAAATTAATTGAAATCTTTAGAGGAGTAGCTCCTTCAAGATCAGGAATGGCTAGAGGCTTTGGCGAAAGAAGTGGTAGGTATTTTACTCCACGAGCCGATATGGCTAGGTATTGGGCTCAAGGTGGTTCTCAAACATTAAATAATCTTGTAGGAGATTTTAAAGGTACTGTTAAGTCTTTAAAAATACCAGTATCAAAATATAAAGAATTAGGTGGAAATAGTTTACAAGTAATTTTAGACGATGCTTCACTTAGTAAAGCAAAAACAAATGTACTTCAAACAATGTTAGCTAAAGCAGGAAGTTTTACTCCATTAGCTTTAAAAGGATTACAAATTTTAGGTAGTTTACCTGTTGCAACAGCAACAATGTTTTTACAATCAACACCTGCTAATGCAGATGAGATAAATATGAAATTAGAAGATTTTGCAAAATTAAATGAGGGCACTACTAATGTAGCTAAGCCTCTTTACGATGATTAAAATATTAGAAGGAGATGAAAATGTTAAAAAAGAAAAAAATAAAAGGTGTAATTAAAGGTTTAAAGAAAGCATCTAAATTACATGCAGCGCAAGCTAAAACGTTAAAAGGAGTCATAGGTGGCAGATCCAAAAAAAGGAACGGGAAAAAAGCCTAAAGGTTCTGGTAGAAGACTTTATACTGACGAAAATCCTAAAGATACAGTTAGTATAAAATTTGCTACTCCTGCAGACGCTAAAAAAACTGTTGCAAAGGTAAAACGTATTAGCAAGCCATTTGCTAGAAAAATACAAATTTTAACTGTTGGAGAACAACGTGCTAAAGTTATGGGTAAGGCAAAAGTTGCTTCAATATTTAAAAAAGGAAAAGAGGCTATAAGAAATGCTAGATAAATTGGTATACAAATTTTTTGGTATCCTTGACAATTTATCAGTAAAAATAGATAATGTATTTTATGCGGGACACGAAAAAATTAGAAGCTTTTTCAAAAGAAAAAGAAAAAGAAAATAAACAAATGAATTTGTTTCGAGCTCTTAAAAAAGAAGTAGAGATAGGGGCAAATGGCACACAAGACTACATAATTAAGAAAGGTGTAAATAAAGGTAAAAAAGCAAATGGACGAACTAACATTAATAACTAAAATACAAAAACAATTAAAAGAAAGTTACCAACAAATTGGTGACGCTATGATAGGTGGTACTATTGACAACATGGAAAAATACAAGTACATGTTAGGACAGGCACACGCCTACCAATATATTTCAGGGGAAATATCCAACCTGCTAAACAAAGGAGCTACGAATGGAAAAGACAGAGACGGCAAAGTCGTCGACATTGGAAAAGACAGAAATCCCAAAGCATAAAAATGCTTTGGCAGAAAAATATGAAAAAGAAAATAAAGATCAACATCAAAAAGAAGTTGATGGTTACGAACGTTTAAAAACAAAAGAAACTTCAAAATTACCTAAACCAACAGGTTGGAGACTTTTAGTTTTACCTTTTAAGATGCCGGAGAAAACTAAAGGTGGATTGTATCTTGGACAAGATACTTTAGAAAGACAACAAGTTGCATCTACATGTGGACTCGTTCTCGAGATGGGACCACATTGTTATGACAAAGAAAAGTTTCCTGAAGGACCATGGTGTAAAAAAGGAAACTGGGTTGTCTTTGCAAGATACGCAGGCAGCCGAATACAAATCGATGGCGGGGAAGTAAGATTGCTAAATGATGATGAAGTTTTAGCAACCATCGATAATCCCGAAGATATCTTTCATCAATATTAACATAGGAGCATACTATGCAAGACACAGACAAACCAGTTGACATAGATACATCCGGACCAGGTGCCGAAGTAGAGTTAGATTCAGTTAAAGAAGAATTAATTGAAGAAACTGTAGTAGAGGATAAAACACCAGCGGAGGATAAGACTCATGAAAACGAACGTGAAACAAAACTTGAAGACGGTGGTAGCGCCGATGACTCATCTGAGAAATCTAATAAGCCAACTGATGTTCAAGCTAATGAAGAGAATACAGAAAAAAAGAAAGAATTAGACGAATACTCTGATGGAGTAAAAAGAAGAATAGCTAAATTAACTAAAAAAATGCGTGAGTCGGAGCGAAGAGAAGAAGCCGCAACTATTTATGCAAAAAGTGTTTTAGCTGAAAAAGAAGCTTTAAGTGCTAGACTTTCAAAATTAGATACAGGTTTTGTATCTGAAAAAGAAAATAGAATTAAAGCAGGCATGGAAGCAGCTGTTGCAAAACTTGCAAAAGCTAGAGAAGAAAGTGATCTTAAAGCTGAAGTTGCTGCAAGTGCAGAAATTTCAAGACTAGGTTATGAAGAAGCAAGACTTGCGGATTTAAAAGCTAGGCAGGCTGAACAGAAAACTCAAACTCCAGTGCCTCAACAACCAATACAACAAGAAGTGGATGCACCAAGACAAGTTGATTCTAGAGCAAGAGATTGGGCTAGAAAAAACGAATGGTTCAATAAAGATCCTGTAATGACTGAGGGAGCAAAAGTAATACACAGACAGTTGACTGAAATTGAAGGATATGACCCTAATATCGAACCTGAAGAGTATTATTCAGAGGTAGATAGAAGAATAAGACTTGAATTTCCTCACAAGTTTGATACTAATAGTACCCAGGAATCGACTAGACCTACTCAAACTGTAGCTTCAGCTACGCGAACAAACAAATCTTCTGGTCGCAAAGTTGTGAAACTCACGCCTTCACAGGTAGCAATTGCTAAAAAATTGGGTGTGCCACTTAAAGACTATGCGGAACAATTAAAAATCACGGAAGGAGTATAAGCATGGAAAATCAAGATAAAAAAACTTCACGTGCGAGTCAGACTAGAGAGAAAACATCTCGACCAAAAGTCTGGGCTCCACCATCTTTATTAGATGCACCCCCTGCACCGGCAGGATATGTACACAGATGGCTTAGAGCTGAGTCAATGGGATTCGACGATTCTAAAAACGTACAAGGTCGTATAAGATCTGGTTTCGAATTAGTAAGAGCCGATGAATATAATGAAACAGACTATGCTGTAGTACAAGACGGTAAATACAAGGGAGTGATCGGTCAAGGTGGCCTAGTGCTCGCTAGAGTACCTGAAGAGATTGCAAAACAATACGCGGACTACTATCGTAGACAAGCGCAAGAAGCAGAACAAGCTTTTGAAAACGATCTCCTAAAGGAAGAGCATCCAAGTATGCCTATCAGTGTTGATAGAAATACTCGTGTAACTTTTGGTGGTACGAAGAAATAAGTTTTTTAACAATTTCTAGTTCATCATTTAAATTAAACTATGGAGAAAAACTATGGCAAACCAAGATAGTCCTTTCGGCTTAAGAGCAATAGGAAAAATCGGTCAAAATAGAGATAACCAAGGTTTAGCAGAATTTAGTATTGCAGCATCAGCTACAGCTATCTTCGGTCAAGATCCAGTAAAAGCATTAAATACTGGAACTATCGGTGTGGCAGCAGCAGGAGATGTTTTACTAGGAGCTCTAAACGGAGTTTTCTTTACTGACGCGAATACAAGTAAACCAACGTTTGCGAACCATCTGTTAGCAAGTAATACTGCTACAGATATCGTAGGCTTTGTGTCTTCAGATCCGTATGAAAGATTTGAGGTACAATCAGACAACACGACAGCGTCTGCACAAACTGATGTTTTCATGAACTACGACATCACTTATGCAGCAGGAAGTACACATGATCATCTTTCAGGTGTTGAATTAGATGATTCAACTTTGAACTCAACTACTGGACAATTAAAAGTAGTTGGTGTTTCAAAAGACATTAAGAACAATGAATTAGGTGCATCGCACGTAAACTTTGTTGTAATGATCAATGAACACTTCTTGAAACAAATACCTGGCGTATAATAGTTAGAATAGGAGATTAAATTATGGCTATATCACGAGGACAACTAGTTAAAGAACTAGAGCCAGGTTTGAACGCACTGTTCGGCTTGGAATACAAAAGATACGAAAACCAACATGCTGAGATCTACGCGACAGAAACTTCAGACAGAGCTTTCGAAGAGGAAGTTATGTTATCTGGATTCGCTAATGCTCAAGTAAAACCTGAAGGTTCAGGTGTAGTTTTTGACAATGCTCAAGAAACTTACACTGCAAGATACACTATGGAAACTGTGGCTCTTGCCTTCGCTATTACTGAGGAAGCGGTGG